GTCAACTTTAATTTTAATAGCGGAAGCTTCAACCTCTCTTTCAACCAGCTTAACATCTTTTACTTCGGTAGCGAGCTTTTTATCTATAAGCTTTTTACCGTGTAGTTTATGTACAAGGTGGTTTGTTTTAAGAAGGTCGCCTTTAAGGTTAATCACGATGTAATCATCCTTTTTGTCAAATGTTGCTGTGTCTACCTTTTCAGACTTTACAACTTCTAATTCATATACTGGCATACGTTTATGTTTTTAAGTTAATAATTAAGCTGCTGGCTTCTGTAGAGATGCTTTTACAGTAGCAAGGTTAAGAACCATCCATGCCGGTTTCTCGTTGTTAGCAATCCTCAATAGTGAGAACACCTCTCCAATAGCCGTTTTCTGGTTTTTAATAAACTGGTCGTTATAAGTACCAACCCTGAAAATATAATCAGAGTGCCATTCCTGATAAACTGTAGCATCTCCAACAAGAGCCGTGCCTTGTGCTATTTTGTAAGAGCTAAACACCCTCATTCCGTTTATTCTACCATCGGCAATGTATGATTTAAGTAACGGACGACCTTCCGTATCTTGCGTAAACAAGGTAGCGAATAGATCCGAAGGGTTCATAATTACCGTGTTTGGCATAAAGTACATACCCTGGATAACCGACTGTGCAGCGATTACAGCAAGTGCGTTATCAGGAACAGGGAATGTGTCGTCAAGTACAGAAGTTGTGTAAGCTGTTGCGTTAGTTTGGATAGTGGTAATAATACCATCTTGCCAAGCGCGTATAACTTTGTCCTCAAACATCCTTACAATTTCAGCGAATAACATTTCGTTATCCATTTCGAACTCCTCAGACCATTCGATGCGACCTGCATACTTTTTACGCGGGGTTGTATTCCTGATAAACGTATCAGATACTAATGGTTTTGTGCCGCCCTCAGCAACAACAGCCACAGCACCCTCTTCGGTAGCCTGCTCAGTCCTTATAACTTGTTGTGGCACTTTAGCAACCTGCCTGTTAGGAATTGCTTCAAGGATGAAGTTTTCCGGGTGGCGAATTACGGCAATATCGTTTTCTACAAGGTAGTTCTCTACAAGCGGCAAACCTACGCCTGTACCATTGGTCATAGCGTTAGTTGTTGTAAATGCAGCAGCAGCTTTGAATGTAAATTCTTCAAAATCTTTACCATTCTTAACGGCATCAACAATTGCAGCGTGGTTTTCTTTTACAAACTTAGCAAGTTGATATTTAGCTTTGTCGCTAAGAACCTGTGTTTGTTGTTTTTCTATTTTCTCTAAAGCCTCAGCAATATCTTTTAGCTTGGTAGCTATTGGAATTACTTTCCCTGCCTCGTCTTTTTCTAAAGCACCTAAAGCTTCCGCAATAGCGGCTTTCATTGACGAGCTTAGCGATTCATCGCTGTCTGCTTGTCTTGCTTTTAATGATTCATCAAGCGCATTTAGAAACGCTTTTTGCTCTTCTTTTACCTCAGCACCCGCTTTAACAAGGGCGTCGTAAAGGCTAATGTTTTTGTTATTCATTTAGTTTAAATAAATGTTACTAATTTTTTTTGTTTCTCGTTTTCTTGAGTGGTGTTATCCGGCTCATGTTTTTGAGTGCCTTTAGGCGGCTCATAGTTCTTAACGTATAGTGTTGGGGTAATTGAATTGCTGCCAAATACAACAGCGCTACCCTCTCGTTTTTTTTGCTTCTCTTACTATCCAAATATAACCATATTCATCGGCAGCCTCAGGGTTAACCGCTTTTGATTTCATTTCATTAAAGAAATCCATCTCCTTTTGGCTATCCTCATCATAATATGCTAAATCTAAATCAACATACATCATACCTACAGAGTGTTGCTTAACCATTCCATCAACATATTGCCCAAACATAAAAGGCTGCTTTTCTTTGTCTATAGTAAATAGGTTTATGTTTGCCTGCATTTGCATATCTACATTTATACCTAAATCTTTAAAGTTCATATCTTCATTAAAAGACTTTGCTTTGTTAGATATTACACTTTCAAACTTATTTTCGTGCTGCTTAAGATGATGGCTATAAGGGTTGTCTTTTACTGTTTTGTTCCATATACCTTGCAGATGTAGATCATGATGACTATCGATAACGTTCGTAGTGTTTATTATTGTTTTAACCTCGATTATATCGCTGGTTATATCTTCAATTATCGGTTGGAAATCCTTAATGAACAATTCCGACTTAAGTATGGGTTCACTCTTTGTTTTATATTCAGCTTTCTTAATAGCCATCATTTTAGATATGTTAGCCTTTATGAATCGGCTCATATCCATTTTATC